CAAGGTTGTAGAGCATCGTTTGGATTCTGTTTGGAAGTCACGGATTGTTGCTGAATATTCAATGCGAGGTATTGCGTAAATGGCACAGCTAGCATTAGGCGCAGCCGGAGCAGCGGTTGGGTTTGCAATCGGCGGTCCGACTGGTGCGCGATTTGGATTTGCTGCTGGCGTTGCTCTTGGCGGTTATTACTTCGGTCCGAAAATGCCGAAAGCGCCAGACGGTCCGAAACTCTTAGACAAAACAGTTCAGGTTTCAACTTATGGAGTGCAGATCCCGAGGGTATATGGTTCAGCACGAATAGCTGGCAATGTAATCTGGTCTACTGATATTCAAGAAGTTGCAAAAACCGAATCGTCTGGTGGCGGTGGTAAAGGTGGTGGTAGCGGTAGTTCGCAAGAATACACTTCGTACACCTACAATGTATCCGCAGCCATTTCAATCTGCAAAGGTCCGATAGATGGCGTTCGGAAAATTTGGGCAGATACGAAACTAATTTATGACGTCAGCGCTGCAAGTGAAGAAACGCAGTCAACATTTGATGCGGCAGGTTTTAAGATTTACCTTGGAACAGAAACTCAAGATGTAGATCCGTTAATGCAAGCGGCAGAAGGTGATACTCCAGCGTATCGTGGTCAAGCATACGTAGTGTTTGAAAGCCTGCAACTTGCAAAGTATGGAAATCGTTTGCCCAGTTTTAGTTTTGAGGTTGTTTCAGGTTCTAAGATACCTAGAACATCAGCGCTTATAGATACAACAACTGCGCCAATTGCAGCGCAGACTTGGATTCAGCTTGATCCTGAAAGAAATTATTTATGGGTCATTGATGACGATGACAATGCGGCTGTTTTAGTCTACGACGTTACATCAGGAAAGTTTCTTAAAAAAATAGAAGGATCAAAAACCTCGGGAATTACGTTCTTTGGTTACGAAAAAATGGTGTTTAATCCAAATGAGCGCGAATTCATTTGCATGGGAAATACAAATAATACAGGGGGCTCACTTCCATTTCCTTTTCGAATAGTCGATGTTTTTTCTGCGGAGACTTTAACTTTTAAGTACAGATTTGATTTAATTGCGACTAACATTTTTGACATTAACCTTAATGTTCCGCATTACAATCCAGAGTTTTTAGATATAGATGTTGACCCTCTTACGTTTCTGCCAATTGTTACTATTGGCGCTTTTGTTTTCACATCTAATGCTGGAACGTACAACAGCATTGATATTTATTCCCGCAGAACTCTCGGCGTAATTAGAAAAATCCCTTACGATGCAGGACCGACTGGTGTAGGAACCTCACTCTATGCTCAAGAGGCAGGCATTTTCCTCATGGGTAATGGGCGTTACTGGGCGTTCTTTGACGCAAAAACAATGTCGTTCCTCTATCAGACTGATCTTGGATCTAGCTTTTCTGGTACTGCGCAACAAAACAATAGGGACTACGCATACGATCCAATATTAAATCGCTTCGCTTTCTGGCGAAGGATTAGTACACGCGGTGCAGAGATTGTTGTAATTACGACTGGTGATTTTATAGAAACAAGATTCACGTTCGCTGACATAGGTGGAACAGGAGTTCCAGCAGACTTTACTTATATTAGGGCAATAAATAAATATGCTTTAAACAGTAGCGCTTCTGGCGGGTTTTCTTCTTTGATTCTTTTAAACACAAGTGATTTTAGTTTTTATGAATCGAGATCAACAGGAGTAACTGCAATAGGATACACACCAATTGACAATCCAAATTACCGCGACAGAGTTATGTGGGTTACAGGGTCTTCAGTAAGGAAAAGGTTTTTAACAGACAGTATCAGCTCAGATCCATATTCTCTAGGTGAAGTAATTACTGAAGAATCAGCTTTGTGCGGTATAACCACAAATGATTTAGACGTTACAGATGTAAACGCAATTGAAATTACTGGTTATGCAATAAGCAATGAAGGAACAATTCGTGGTGCATTAACTCCATTGATGGTAGCAAATAATGTTGAAGGTTTTGAATCCAACGGCAAAATGAAATTTGTTCGTAAAAGTTCTGCAACGTCAACAACAATTTCATACGATGATTTAGGTCTACATGATGATGGTGCTGCGTCTCCAGAAGCGTTGTTGCTTTCGAGAGCAGATGAGACAGAATTGCCACGATCTGTAACCGTTAAGTACATCAATCAAGCTTCAGACTATCAGATTGCAGCGCAATCATCTTATCGTTTATCAGGAAATAGTTTGAATGATTTAATTATTGAAGTTCCGGTTGCCATTTCAGATCAACAAGCAAAAGACCTTGCTGATGCAGCATTGTTTTCATCTTGGGCATCAAGAACAACAACAAACATAATTGTAGGCATTGAATACGATTATCTTGAGCCGATGGATCTCATATTGGTTGAAGGTAATTCAATGCGAATCATTAATAAAACCTTAACTGGCAATCGAATTGAATTTAGTTGCGAGTTCCAGAATGGTGCTGTGTACACACAAAATTCTGTAGCAGTTACTCCACCTTTGACTACTCAAGCTTTACAGTTGAGCTTGTCAACATTAGTTGAATTCATGGACATTCCATTGTTGCAAGACAGCGATAGCAATACATCTTCTGGTTTTTATGTTGCAGCGTGCGGATACAATCAGAATTGGGATGGCACATTGTTGCTGCAAAGCAATGATGGCGGTTCAACTTGGTTTCAAATTGCGACAATAGATACGCCTGCCACAATCGGATATGCCATTAACTCGATCCCTGAATATGTTGACAATACAATTGACAACTTAAATTACCTTGATGTGTTGGTACAGGAAGGTTTTGAACTTTACAGCATCTCTTATGACGCGTTAATTAACGGTGGAAATCTTGCTGTTTATGGCAATGAGATTATGCAATTTAGATATGCAACATTAATTGGCACAGACTTATATCGTTTGTCTGGATTGCTGCGGAACCGTCGAGGAACATTTGGTTCTGGTCATGCAATTGGGGATAGGTTTGTTCTTGTAAATCCTGCATCGCTTGTCAGGATTAATAGTCCTACAACGGATATTGGTGTGCAGCGAAACTATAAAGCCGTGACATTTGGCAAATCAATTGAAACCGCTCCAGTAAAAATTTTTACTAATACTGGGTCAGGTAATAAACCCTATTCTGTTGTATTGTTAGATGGTGGTCGAGATGCTGCTGGAAATATATTAATTCGTTGGGTAAGACGTACCCGTGTTGGTGGAGCTTGGAGAGACTATGTTGATGCTCAACTCAGTGAGTATGACGAGCGTTATACCGTAGCAATTTACGATGGGATTTTGCTCGTGCGAACTATTGCAACAACAAGTCAACAGACAACGTATACAATCGCAGAACAAGAAACTGATTTTGGTTCCCCTGCTCCAGCAACGATTGATGTTGTTGTTAAACAAATCAGCGAAACAGTTGGACCGGGATACGAAACGAGAGGAACAATCTAATGGCAGATTCAACAAGCAATCTTGATTTGATTAGTGTAAGTCAGGCGCAAAAAGAAACTACGGCGAATCAGCTTTTTAATTCTGCATCGCCAGCAACTATTTATTCAAATCAAGCAAGCAGCACAAATTTATTAACATGGGGTTACTACGGTGGTAGATTTAATAATATATCCGTTGCGAACGGAACAGTTGTCTTAACAGGCAGTGCCACTAATTATTTGGTCGCTGACATTGCAACAGGTGTTGTGTCGGTAGATACCACGACAACAGACTGGAACGATACTACAAACTATTTCCGCTTGTATTCTATTGTTACGAACTCAACTTCAGTAACCAGTTATGAAGACTATCGTTCTATTCTTTCTTTCACTCCAACGACCCAGCCTTATGACATCGTGGCGTATTATGAAAACGCGCCCGATCCTAATCAGATAATGACAGCAATCAAATTCACTCGCCCAGTGATATTCTCAGAAGATTTCGATGGTTCACAATCTTTTTCAGAAACGGCAGCAGCAGCCACAACAATTTTTGATGTGACAAAAAATGGATCCAGTGTTGGTTCAATTGTTTTTGCAGCATCAGCTAGCGTTGGCACGTTTTCAACGTCAGCATCTGGCGATGTTACTTTCAATGTTGGAGATACGCTTAAAATTATTGCGCCAAGTCCAGCAGATGCTAATTTGACAGGTGTTGGAATCACATTAAAAGGAAGTCGATAATGGCACTTTTATTTCTTGATGGATTTGACTATTACAACTCCGCAGACTTTGGCAAGAAGTGGGATAACGTAGGGTCTACAAGTATCATTGATGCAACAAACGGCAGGAGAGGTACTCAAGGATTTTTTTCCCAAGCAGCGTCAACTTCATGGCTTGAGAAAAACATAACATCTGCGACATACATCATTGGTTTTTCAATCAAACAAATTGCTGCGGGATTAAGCGGTAATTATTTTTTATGCCGCATTTATGATGGTGCTACTTTGCAATGTTCCTTACGTATGACAAATACCGGAGTTATAGATGTTGTACGAGGCACACTCACCGCTTTAACAAATGGGAGTTATTCATCTATTTCGAATCCATCAGCTGAACACTACATTGAATGGAAAGTTACAATCGGAAATTCTATTGCTGCTGATAGTTGCGTAGTAAAGGTTGATGGTGTTGAAGTAATCAATGTTGCTGCCGGACAAGACACGCAAGCATCAGGAAATGCTCAAGGCACAATATTAAGATTTGGTTCATCTGCTGCGAATTCAACAACACGAGTCTTTGATGATTTATACATTTGTGATGATTCCGGTTCAACAAATAACAACTTCCTTGGTGATGTTCGAGTTGATGTGATTTATCCAGATGGCGATGGAACATACACGGAAGGTGATCCTTCTGCTGGATCTTCTAATTGGGCAATGGTTGACGAAACTTTATTGAGTGAAACTGATTATGTGTCCTTAGACAACGGATCTCCGGGTGAAAAGGATTCTTACGCTTTTGGTTCTTTGCCTGCACTTGGCGGCAATCTGGTGCTTGGAGTTCAAGTAAACGCAGCGGCAGCAACATCTGACTCTGGATCGAATCGAGATGCAAGGGTTTTCACAATTTCTAGTGCTGCTACAAGTGCAGGAGCGAGCAAAACAGTTGGCGTCACATCTACATCTATTCGTTCAGTGTTTGAAACAGATCCTAATACATCAGCCCAGTGGTCGCAATCTGGTGTCAACGCAGCTGAATTCGGTGTAGAGGTAACTGGATGACACGCTTAAGAGTTTATCAAGTTGCAAGTGAAGTATTAAACTATGCGGCTGATCCCTCTTTACGTGTGTATCAAGTCGCGACCGAGGTTGCATCTATTACTGGACCAAGTGCAACGCTATTGCTGGTTTATCAAGTAACCGCAGAAGCGATACGACCAAATTTCCGAGCCCCAATCCCAAAGAATCCAAAGACTTTTACTGCTGGATAGTACATCGTGTTTCTTTTAGAATGATTTGACAGGAAACATTTTGGCAGGAGATTTGATATGGTTGACCCACAAGAGTTCGGCGCATTGCAGGCACGTATGGACATCATGACTTCCGAGATGCATAAGCTGCGCGAGTCAATGGAAAAGATACAAAGCACACTTGATAGAGGGCAAGGCGGGCTGATGGTGATTATGTTCACTATTGGTGTTGCTGCTTCAGCGGTGACTTTGTTTATCAAAAGTTTATTTGAGATTAAATAATGTTTGATCCTGTCACAATGCTCGCGCTTCTTGGTCCATTAGCAGTGGACTTTGGGAAATCTTTGATTTCAAAATACATCGCGCCAGACACTTTCAAACCTTCTACGATTGAACAGTACGTGCAGATGCGCGATATTGATTTAAAGATGTTTGTTGCAATGAACGAAGCTGGCGCAGGCAACAGCTCTTACCCTTGGGTTGAGGCAATTGTGCGTATGCAACGTCCTTTCGTTGCGATCACAGTATTGGCAACGTGGTGCTTCATGCACCTAGCTGGTCTTGAATCTGGAGATGTTGTAAATAATTTTGCAGCAGCGATTGGGTTTTATTTGTTTGGCGATCGGACTTTGTTTTACGCAAGGAAGCAAATCAAATGATAGATTGGGAGCAATACAAACCGTTTTTTAAGCCAATGGAATTTATGTGCAAACATTGTGGCGTTGAAAGAATGGAACCAGAATTTATTGATCGTTTGTTTACGTTGCGTAAAGAATGGAAACGCCCGATGATTTTTTCTAGCGCTTACAGATGCGCTAAACATCCGCAAGAAGCAGTTAAAGCAATTCCGGGATCGCACACCACAGGACGTGCAGCCGATGTTGTAACTCAAGGCAAAGACGCAGCAGCGTTAGTTCAGTTGGCAATGGGGCTTGGCTTTACTGGTTTTGGCATCAGCCAAAAAGGACATATTGGAAGATTCATTCATCTTGATGACATGCCAGAAAGCGTTAATCGACCAATGATTTGGTCGTATTGATAACTTTGCAATGGTTAAACAAAAGATTCTTTGCAACTAAATAAGCACGCTTAATTTTGTTGTCGCCTGTTGCAGTAAATTCTAACCAAGAATATTTATGTGTGAGCAAAAATTGCAGCAATTTTGTTGGTGTAATAAATGCCATCACGTTGTCATCATAAAAAACCCAAATATCCGCAGTTGTTGTGAACAACGCTGATGGTTTGTTATTAAATCCAATCTCAATAATCATGTTGCCAGTTTCATTGCTCATTAAATCATATTTAACTTCAACTGACTTGTGCAATTCTGGTATCCAAATGTCATACCCTTTGAAAGCATTAACGATGCAAGCGCTTGGATACTTTGTTTGAATGTATTGAAGGACTATATTTTCAACAACAATGCCGCGCTTTAAATCATTAACAAAGCTGTTCATCAAATTGTTTGCGGCTCGTAATGATAACTATAAGTTTTTACTGCGTGACGGAAGCCGCTGTCACGTAACATGTTGCCGCCGGGTTTGCCAATGAATCTTTTTACATCACACAATTTCCAATTTTTACTTTTTTCAAATGCTTTTGCCACAGGAACGCTGCTAAATTTTGCCCAAACATCGTAGCCGTCTTTCAACATAATTCCGCTGGTTAATTCTATTAAGCGCATTCCAAGACCCAAGCCAACGTAATCAGGATGAATCACAGTTCTGTTGCTATGCATCTTCATTACATCTCCTTTGCGACATGGAGTGTAATTAGCAAAGCATTGAAAGCCAATTTGATTTTGTTCGTGAAACAAACCAAATAATTTTATTGCGCCGCCGGGAAGTCGATCACTTAAATAGTGATACTTGCTAAAATATTTCCAGCTTTCACGCCCAATAGCCCTGATGTCAAATTGTAATTGTTCGGATCGTTTAAAGTTTTGACAAAGTAACCTCCGATTTACATATTCTGCTTTGTTGCAATCAATGATCCAATCTGGGTTTAACCATTCAAGAACATCGTAATGGCAAGACACAGCGACAATTTTTTTCGTGTTATATCGAGCATGTTTTTGTAAACAATGCGACATAGATTTGGCAACCGTTCTGTCGACTACGGAAGTCCATTCATCAACTACAAAATCATTTTGTTTTGCTAATTGCAGCGCAGCAATCGCTCTGCTTTTTTGACCGTTGGACAATGTGTACATAGGTCGAATCCAACATGGCACTTGAGACAATCCAATTCCGTTTAAAGAATTTTGGCATTGTTCGTAAGACCACGATTCGGGAAATTGATCTAATACAGGTTGGCTTTCATTAACTTCAAAATCAAAACAATCATTTCCAAAAATTGTTTTTGCTAAAGTTGTTTTGCCACTTCCCGAAGATCCAACTATCAAACCAACATTCCAATCCGTTTGTAAATCGGCTTTGATTTTTAATTCATGAATGGATTTTTTCTTTACATCAATGTCTAAGCTATTGGCTGCCATTGTGCAGCGAAAACTTGTAGCAACTTCGGATTCAAGTTTTACTGAATAATTTTGCATTTTAAACCTTTCATATTTGCTTCATCAAAAGCCTGAGACAATTCGTTTTCTGAATCATATTCAATTAGCAATTGCCATTTGTTTCCACTGTCGCCGTTAAATTCATCTGGATTGTTTTCGCGCAACAAATCACCAAACATAATTTTTTCTAATTCATTTGCATCAAAGCCAACCAAATCTAATTTGTAATTGGATTGGTCTAATGAATGCAATTCCAATTTCAGCATTTCAAAATCCCACGCTGAATTCAATGCCAATTTGTTGTCGGCAATAATGTACGCTTTTCGCTGCAATTCAGACAAATGTAAAAGCCGAATGCATGGCACAGTTTTTAATTTCAATTGTTGTGCCGCCATGACTCGTCCATGACCAGCAATGATGCCGTTGTTTTCATCAATCAAAACTGGATTGTTAAATCCAAATTCTTTTATGCTGCCCGCAATTTGAGAAATTTGAGCTTCATTGTGTGTGCGTGAATTTTTAGCGTACGGAATTAGATCGGCGGTGCTTAAATTTTCAATTTTCATTTATCAAGTTCCTGAAAACGTAAAAAGAGGGAAGGCGTTGTGTACAACAAACAATCTCACTTTGCAGAGTTGAATGTTCGCCTTCCCAAATTCTTAAAATGGAAAGTCATCATCCAAAGAACTGAAATCGTTTGACGTTGCCGCAGACGTTTCGCCAGCAGGCGCGTGATGTTCTTCAGGTCCTTTTTTCTTGTCGCCAACGCTTGTTAAACGACCAACAACTATTTCTGTTGTATAACGATCAATGCCTTGTTTGTCTTGCCACTTTCTTGTTCGTAATGAACCTTCAATTAAAATTTGAGAACCTTTGCCAAGATACATTTGAGCAAATTCAGCAGCTTTATTGAATGCAACACAGCGATGCCATTCAGTGTATTCTTTTTTTTCACCGTTTTTATTCGTGTATGACGATGTGGCTACGTTAAGTGTTGCCACGGGTTGTTGGTCAGACGTGTATCGTACTTCCGGGTCCGCTCCCAAACGACCAAGAATTAAAACTTTGTTTAAGCTGCTCATAATTTTGCTCCAAGTTTAATTTCTAAAGTTTCAACTTCAGCAAGGAATTTCAGCACGCTGGCTTCCATGTCTTGCAATTCTTTTTCTGTTGGCGTGTAACGAATGACAAACAGCTGTAAATGGTCTGGCAAACGATTGTCATAAGACACAAAATCAACCCATTTTCTTTGCGTACACAAACATTGAGCAATCATTTGAGATTTGTATTCGCTTGGCACACGATTGCTAATAATATATTCAATGTGCGTACCGCTTTCGGGACATTTGATTTCGACTAAACCATCGTTGCCAACCAAGCCATCTGGGCTTGCGCCAAACCATTTAATATTTGGATGTTTTATGAAACTAACTTCATCAACCATTACGCCAATTTTTGTTTCATATTCCATTCTTGCAATCGGTTCCAAATCAATGCCGCGTTGCATTGCACTATTTTTGTAACCATCTGGCGCGGGTGTTTGCGTCAATCGTTCGGTGACTAATTGCACCCGATAATTACGTCTTGAAGCTGATTCTGTTTTTCCGTCTTTAATATATGAATCAACAAATTTTGCACCGCTTGCGGTTACATGTCCGACACGTTGTTGTAACCATTCAATACTTCCTTGTGTAATTTCTTCCATTTATTATTTTCCT